CCCGCGTCAACCGCCTTCCCTGGGACCGAAGCCATTCCTCCCGGTGTTTTATCCATCTCTTTCGGTACGACTACCGCCTTCCCCTCCACTGCCGGGTTCGGGTCGCGTAGGATCGGCCCCGGCTTCCTCTCCGATTCTTTCGGTGGTCGGTTTGCCGGCCACGCTTCGAGCGCCGCCATCCTTTGCTCCAGATCTATAAGCCTGTCGTGAATGTCTTTCATCTTCCAGTCTCCTGTGGTAAGGACTGCACCATGGCAGAAAACAATCCCGACCGCCACTCGTTCCAGTCCTCCGTGCTCATGACCGGCGAGTACGACCCCGCCACTCAGGAGCTGGAGATCGTCTTCCGCAACGGCTCGTCCTACACGCTCACTGGTGTTCCGCCCGACGAGTGGCGGGCGCTCTGCGAAGCCTCCTCTCCTGGCGCCTACTTCAACTCCCGACTGCGGGGGAAGTATTGAGGCCGATCATCCTCGATCTCTGTGGCGGCAAATGCGTCCCCGAGCTTGGGGCTCCCAAGATGAAGTTTGATCCCTGCGACTTTGGTGACCCGTGGACAAAGAAAACGTTCTTGTGGGGAAAATTCAACGTGCCTCGGAGAGAACCTATTGAACCTGTTTATCCCGAAGCTATTCCTTGTGGTAAGCGGGACCGCACCAGTAGGTTGTCCAGTTCTCGGCGGGTGGAGCGATCAAGAACTCCTTCCGGTTTCGCTCGCGCCTTCTTCGAGGCCAACTCTTGACCCAGGACCTTAACGACCCGGCGCTACAAGATATGTTTATCAAGCTCGGGCTTCGTAACGAGAGCTACAGCGGCCGCGTGCTCGCTCACCAGTCGCTGTTCAAGCACAGGCATCCTAATGAAACTCCTAAGTTTCACGAAGAGATCATCAACCTCTGGCACAGTCGTATACCCTCTGCCCTCGTCATGGTATTCCGAGAGGGCGGTAAATCAACGATTGCGGAAGAGGCTTTCGTCATCGGTGCGGGTTATCAGCTTTTCCACAATGCACTTATTATTGGATCGACTGAAAAGAGAGCTTGCGAACGTCTCCGAGCAATCAAACACGAGGTAGAGACCAATGATAATGTTCAACTTCTCTTCGGGGATCTACGAGGACATACCTGGAACGAGGCAGAAGTCATCCTTGGTAACGGCGTTCGAATCATTGCCGTTGGCAGAGGCCAAAGTCTTAGGGGTACTAAGCATCTGCACTATCGTCCCGATTTTTGCTTTTGCGACGACATTGAGGAAGATGAGAACGTTCGCACGCCGGAGGCTCGGGACGAGACTCTGAGCTGGTTCATGAGCACGGTGGTGCCGGCGCTCGACGTGAGCGCCCGTATCCGGGTCAACGCCACTCCCCTGGACAAAGAAGCCCTTCCCTTCACCCTCAAGGACAAGCTCAAGTGGCCGACCCGCGTCTTCCCGATCGAGTACATCGACGAGAAGGGCGAGCGGCAAGCAACCTGGCCGGCGCGTTACCCGCTGCCGTGGATCGACCAGAAGCGCCGGGAGTTCGAGGCCGCCGGCAAGATCCAAGACTTCATGCGCGAGTACATGTGCGTCGCCGAGGACCCGGCTAGGAAAATATTCACAGCCGACATGTTCAAGATCAAACCAACGGTGCGGACATGGCAACCGACCTGGGCGTTCTTCGATCCGGCGCGGACCACGAAGGCAACCTCTGCGACCACGGGGTGGGCTGTGTGGTCGTGGACATCCAACCGGCTGATTGTTTGGGACGGCGGCGGCGACTTGTGGAAGCCGGACGAGATCGTCTCTCATGTCTTCGCTGTGGACGACGAGTACCGGCCGATAGCGATCGGTGTTGAGGAGGACGGCCTGAATGAATTTCTTATGCAGCCACTGCGACACGCAATGGTCCAACGAGGTTACTTGGTCCCGGTTGTCCCCTGGCGAGCGCCTAAAGGAAAACTCTCCTTCATTGAGTCTCTCCAGCCCTTTTTTCGGTCAGGCGAGATCACCTTTGCCAAAGAGTTGCCCGAATTGCAGGCACAGTTTCTCAACTTTCCGTCTGGCCGAATCGACGGACCAAACGCTCTGGCGTATGCTCTGCTGATGCGGCCCGGTCAGGTGGTGTATGACGACTTCGGCGGCGGCCATGTGGTTGATCGGAGCGTTGTTAATCCTCGCCGTCCTTGCAGCTTATGCCTTCATGCTCGTGATGGTGTGGTTACTGGAGTGCTGGTTCAGTTTCACAATGGGACACTCGCCATTGTTGCGGATTGGGTCATCGAGGGCGACCCCGGAGCGGCGGTGGCGCAGATCGTCAAGGAGGCTTCCCTTGAGACACCGACACTTAGGCTCGTGGCTCCTGCTGTGCATTTCGGCGCTTATAATCATCTTGGTCTCGTCGGGGCTGTGGCTAGGATCCCGGCAGAAGTGCGGGCCGGATCAGCCTGTGAAGTGGGGCGAGATGAACTACGGGCATTGCTTCAAAGGCGAGTTAGGGATCGGCCCGCCGTTGCGGTCGCCATGACCGCCAGATGGACGCTGAACGCCTTTGCGGCCGGGTACGCTTATGAGGTAGGCAAGGACGGCAGGCTCACCAGCGAGCCCCGCACCGGCATCTACAGGTGTCTCATGGAGGGGTTAGAGTCCTTTACAGGGATGCTCGGGGCGGGTATCCTAGAGGATCGCGGCAAGCCGAACGTGCAGCGCACGGCATCGGGGCAGCTCTACATCTCTGCATTGCCGGGGAAGTCGGAGATCGTCGATGCGAAGGATAGCTTCCCTTCTTCTGGTGTTGTTAGCGATCGGGGTGCTTTTTCAGCTAGACGTAGTTAGGCTCAGAGCACAACAGGCGCAGCCTAATGCCGGTGGCATTCCCGCGCACTTCCTCTCGACCGCTTCGACTAACGCCACCGTGGTCAAAAACTCGATCGGAAATGTTTACAACATCATCGCGATCAATGCCACTGCGACGATGGTATTCCTCAAGTTGTACGACTCGGCAACGATACCAAACTGCAACTCAACTCCGGTAGTGCAAACCTATCCGGTCCCCTTTGGCACGTCGTCGTCCGGTGCGGGCCTCGCCGCGTCGTATCCGGTCGGGATGCAGTTCTATAAGGGCATCAGCTTTTGTCTGACCGGGGGCATTGCTGACAACGACAACAGTGCGGCTCAGACCGGCGTTGCCATCGACTTTGTTTACAAATGAAATGGATACCCATAGTTGCGGCCCTTCTGGCGAGCGTCTCTCCGGCTAGTAGCGACTTATTGCTTCTTGGGGTGGGCGGGCAAGCTGGTGGCGGTGTCGGAACAAGTTACGTAGGTCCCGGTGATGTCGTTGCCGGCGCTACGTACTTTGGGTCGTGCCAGTTTGCTTATAGTGCAGCGGTCGCGGTATCAGGAACTAGCAAATCCTGTAATCTACGCCGCGCCAGCGATAACCACACTTGCGACGTTCTTTTAGGTTCTGCCGGCTCGTGGACTAACACCACGGGGTGTTCGACTGGTAGCGAAAACGGTACGGCCGTTGCAACGTGGTGCAACGCGACTACTTGCTCCGTCACCAAAGCATATGACCAGACGGGGAACGGCAACGACCTTTCACAGGCCACGGCTGCGCAGCAACCAACCATCATATTCAATGGGGTCGGCTCCAATGCTGTCTTAAGTTTTTCGGCGGCGTCAAATCAGTTTCTGACGCTCGCAGTATTGAACACGACGATCAATCTGCCGTCTGCGGTCACTTCGGTACTAAAGTTTACCGGGGCCGCTCAAGCTGCCGTTGGTTCGCAGGTTGGCGGCGCGCCGCAGTTTGGCAATGCGGTTGGCAGCGCCGCGAATACGTTGTTCATGTTCAACAACGCTGTTTTCAACGTGACTGGCACGGATAATGTCTACCATACTCTGGCTATGTTCTTTCCATCGGCGGGTGCCACGAACTGCATTATGAATCTCGATGGTGTGGACAACTCGGGCGTTTGCTCAAACAATTCGGTGACGGTTACCAGTCTGCTTTGGGGGGCGGACGCGCTAACGGCTAACCATCCTTGGCAAGGGACTTCAGGTGAATTTGGGTGGTGGACTTCTTTAACTCCGTCAGGAACTCAGCGCACTAATTTGTGCCACAACATGTTCGTGAGATGGGGGACACCAGTCTCATGCTGAAACTTTTCGCGCTTATCATCGGCCTCGCGAACGCGCAAACGGTAGACATGAGTAAATATTTCGTAATGGCGAACGTTGTTTCCGCAAAGGCACGTTCGCAAGCACAATGTAATTCGCTTGGCTGTGACCACACGCGTTCGACTTTTTGGTGGGAAGTTGTACCTCTGACTGATGGAACGGCGGCGGTCAGGGTCCAAAGCTCAGGCGTTTACGGCAATGCCGCTACGATAGGCCCTTGTGCGGTTGGTTGCGGGCTTACTCCGGCTGAAATACTCACCTTGCAAACGGCGGCGCAACTCGGTACGCTGATAGCAACGCCTGTAAACCTTCCATAAGGAGTCGCTTCCATGGGCCTCACAACAGACGAACAGATGGCCTACGGTCTCTTGGCTATCTTGGGGCGGGACAACGCTTTCAAGGAACGCTTCGATAAGTTGGTAAAGCGTCGCGAAGAGGCGGAAGCGGCAGAAGCGAAGATCGGAGCAGAGCGTGAGAAGCTGGAGAAAGTTCAGGTCGATACCAACCTCCATGTCGCGAGGAAGACGGAAGAGTTGAACACGGCGCAGGCGAAGCACGATGCTTCGGCCGAAGAAGCAGGTAGGCGTTTACACCTTCTTCAAGAGACGAGCACGGCTCTCGACAAGCGTGAGGCGGCACTAGCGGAACGCGAGAAGGTGCTCGCCAAAAAAGAAAAAGACTTCGACTATCATTGGGCGACGATCGCGACCCGCGAAGAACAGGTCAAGGCCCGCGAGGCTGAAATTGAGGGGTTGAAAGCGTCTTTGGAAGCCAAGCACAAGGCTCTTAGAGAAGCTATTGCCTGATGTCTGGAAGAACCGTATGTCGGCGCGGGCATCCGTATACCTGATTTCTCCTTTCATTACCCAAGCCTACAACATATCCACGCTTGGGGATAATATCATCGTTGCTGGTGCGGTCGGAAAGCATGTCCGTATTTTTCGTATGAAGATG